ATAAACTTGGCATTACAAGTACTTTTACATTAAGCGGAGATGTTTCAGGTAGTGGAGTTTATAACTCAATTTCTACAACAGTAAATGCAATTAAAAATAAAACTATACCAACACTTGCAACAGGATTATTAGGATATGATGGTACAAATTTTGTATTTGATAATGCTTATATTAAATTAACAAATTTATCAAGTACTGCAATTGGACTTACTTATACTAATACAACTGGAGTATTTAGTTTGACAAGTGGATATTCAATTCCTACTACTGCAAATCAAACAAATTGGACAACTGCATACAATAGAAGTATCACAGCAATTGCAATTAGTGGAACTATAACAAAAACATTAACATTAACAAAGCAAGATGGTACAACTTTAACAGCTAATTTTACTGATAACAATTCAGTTACAAGTGTAAACGGTTTATCTGGTGCAGTTGTATTAACTACTTCTAATATTTCAGAGGGTAGTAATTTATATTTTACAACTTCAAGAGTATTAAATACAGTATTAGCAGGATATACACTTGGACAAAATACTTCAATATTAGCAACAGATACGATATTAGGTGCATTTAATAAAATTCAAGCTCAATTAAATGCAAAATTAAGCTCAAATCAAACTATTACATTAACAGGAGATGCAACTGGTAGCGGTACAACAAGTATTGCAGTAACTTTAAATAGTGCATATTCAGGTTTTACTAATTACTACACAAAAACAAATATTGATACTTTATTAACAAATTATTCATTAACTACTCATAATCATAGTTTAGATGGATTATCAAATGTAAGTATTAATACTAAAGCTAACAATGATGTTTTACAATGGAACGGAACTGCATGGGTAAATAGAAGTTTATCAAGTGCAGGAATAGCTTCAATATCTCATACTCATACAACAAGTCAAATAACAGATTTGTCAAGCTATTCAAGTTTTGCAAACTATTTTACATCATCTTATATTATTGCAAACTATTCTTTAAAATCACATAATCATACATTAGATAGCCTTTCAAATGTAACAATAACAAGCAATGTAAATGGTGAAATATTGAAATGGAATGGCACTGCATGGATAAATAATACTTTAGCAGAAGCAGGTATTTCGGCAATTGGACATACTCATACGACTTCTGATATTACTAATTTATCAAGCTATACAGGATTTGATACGAGATATTCATTAACTACGCATAATCACGCAGTAGATGGATTGAGCGATGTTACGATAAGCTCTAAAGCTAACAATGATATTCTACAATGGAATGGAACAAAATGGGTAAATAAAACATTGTCTAGTGCTGGAATTTCAGTAGTTGGTCATACTCATACAACAAGTCAAATAACAGATTTGTCATCTTATGCAAGTTTTGCGAATTATTTTACATCATCTTATATAACTGCAAACTATTCTTTAATATCACATACACACGTATTTAATAATATTACTGATGTTTCAATAACTTCTCCAGTAAATAACAATATTTTATTATATAATAGTGTAACTCAAAAATGGGAAAATAAAACATTATCACAAGCAGGTATAGCTTCAATATCTCATACTCATAATACATCTGATATTGTTGATTTAGCTTCATATTCAAGTTTTGCTAATTACTATAATAAAACAAGTATTGATGGGTTTTTAAGTGGAAAAGAAAATACTTTGCCAACATCAACAACAGCAGGAACTTATAGAAGCGTAACAGTAAATAATAAAGGATTAGTAACGGCAGGGACAAATCCAACTACAATAAGTGGATATGGTATTACAGATTTTTATACTCAACAGATTACAGGAACTTTTACTCCTAATAATTCAGCAATAGCATTAAATGACACTTTATTAAATGCTTTACAAAAAGCACAAGGACAAATAAATAATAGTTTCAAAAAGACTGATATAAGCTCTAATAATAACTATTTAGTAAAATTTGCAAGTGCAACAAATACATTAACTCAAAGTTTAATATTTGACAATGGCACTTTAGTAGGAATAGGAACAACAACTCCATTGGCTAAATTGCACATCAAAGCAACAACAAGTAGAGGTTTAATATTAGAAGGCAATACTTCAACAGGGTTGAATTATATTGAATTTTTAAATAATGCTGGTACAAGAACTGGTTATATCGGACATGGTTCTGCTTTAAGTAATAATTTATTTTATAATTTACCAAATGCCGATTCTCATATTTTTGCTACAAATGATATTACAAGATTTACAATTGACGGAAGCGGAAATGTAGGAATTGGCACTTCAACGCTTACTTATAGATTAAATGTAGATGGTGATATTAACTTGACATCTGGTAGTAAATTAAGATTAAATGGAAGTACAGGTACAAACGGTCAATTTTTAAAAACTACTGGAACTGCTAATACTTGGGCAAGTATATCTTTATCTGATTTAACAGATAAAGATACAATTGTTAAATACGAATTAGACAATGGAGAACGTGGTATTAAGTTCTATACAGCAGATAAAACTAATAATGTATTTAACAACAATGATACACTAGGGTTTATATTTACTAACGAAGATACAGGTATATTTGGTATTCATGGATATAGTTTAAACGCTGATAAAGTTTTACAAGAATATGGCATACAAATAGACCAAGATACAAACATTTATAGATTAAAAGCTGATGGGAAAAGAGCAAGAATATTGACAACAGACGATTCGATAACTGGCGGAGGTACTACATATTCTTTTAGTTCTCCATTGATTTTATCAAATAATTCTGTTTCAATACAAAAAGCTAGTAGTACAAGCGATGGTTATTTAAGTGCTGACGATTGGAATAGATTCAATTCTATTTCAGGTGGTAGTGCTAATATAACAGCATCAAGTCCTTTAATTTATAGCAATGGCAATTTATCAATACAGCAAGCCACCTCAACTCAAAATGGATTTTTAAGCTTTGAGCATTGGAATACTTTCAATAATAAAATTGGAGCGAATGGCGGAAGTATAATAAGCGGAAACTTAACTGTAAGTAATGCAAATATTCAATTAGCTAAAAATACTGCAAGATTAGACGTTGGAGATGCTGGTATATTTGCTCAAAATTTAAAGTTATTTATAGCAAATGATTTAAGCGGTGGCGATATTGAAATACGCTCTAATGATGGAATAGTCAAAATGAATACAAATAATTTTTATATAGGTAGTGTAAAAATAGACATGAGTACTTATGGTTCAGGGAGAAAATTAACCTACTATTCGCCAACAGAGGCGAGATGGGTATAGTTTAAATATTTTATTATAAACTTTTTTAAATTAACTTTGTAAAAACATAAATTCATTAAATAAATCTTTATTCATTAAATTTTAAACTTTAAAAAAATGACAAACAAACAAGCGTACAATTTAGCAACTATCTGCGGTATTTTAACAAACTCAAAACAGCTTTCATTTGGAGTAATTCGTAGATTATCAAAAAATGCAAAGATTATCGATAGCATTTCAAAGGAAGCACAAGAAATATTTAAGTTAGGGAAAGATAAAGAAAAAACAGAAGAAGAAATTAAAGAAGAGGTTGAGGCATTTGAAAATGAAGAGTTTAAAGGTGAGTTTGAGCCTATTTCCTTAAGAATTGTTGAAGATGTCAAACCCGAAACTATTTCTGTAAAAGGTTATTCAGATTTAGAACTTACAGCAGGATTATTAGTACTTGAAAACAATGATATTTTAAAATAAACTTTTATTTAAACAAAACTTGAATACCATGCCAAGCACAAAGCCAATTTTTATGGGTAAATTGATTTATAGTTCAACGCAAAATAAATATGCTGGGTTGTACTTTAAATCTGAAAAAATAGACGGTAGCGGAACTGCGGAAGACCAATTTTATTGGATTAATACTGATTCATCTGGTGCTATACAAGATTATAGAAGTAATATGTTAAATGGGTGGTATTCAAGTCAAGCAAGTGCAGAATCTAATTTGCCAAGTACTTATAGTATTACCGATATTCCTATCATCATTGACGATAAATATATGATTGGATTTATGCCTGCTTGGTACACAGATGGAAGTTTTGGTTTTCCTTATACAGTCAATGGTGTAGTGCAAACAAACAATATGCACAAATATAATCTTGATAGTATAAAATCAATGATAGATGCAGGTGCTACTTATGTAATTATACCTATTAATCTGGCAACTTTATATTATTCAATAACAGACTACAACAACGATACTAATAATACAAATAATGATATAATTTATAGCGAAACCGTAAAGACAAATCTTGATGGACTTGTTAAAAATCTAATGGACTGGATTCAAGTTAATAATAAAAAGGTTCAAATATCATTTAGACTTGAAACAATATTTACACGTGAAGGATGGAATGATATGCGAACATGGAGTACAAGATTATTTGAAGATTCAGACTTAATGTTAGATAATACTGGAAACATTGCAAGTGGTATTTATGGAAGAGGTTCATTATCTTATTCATCTACAAAAGCTTTACAGGTAGCGAAGCAATTTATAATAAACATACTTAGAAGATACAAATCTTATGCTAATGATAGAAAAATACCTATTTATTGGGTATCTTTAGTAAATTCTCAAACGTCGGAAGCTGAATATGGGTACGAAAATAGTTTAACAATATTTGGAGGTACAAGTCCAAGATTTATGGATTATTCGGATAATGCTTTAAGTGCTTTTAGAACATGGTTGCAAAGTTCGTCTGGTGGCAATTATGCAAGTATTGGAGCAGTTTCTAATGCTTGGAATGACGGATTCACTTATACAAGTTTTTCGCAAGTAACAAAAGAAAGAATGCCAGCGTGGGGCGTTTCAGATACTGATAGCTTAAATTCAACTAAATTTTTTGCAACAAAAAAAGGTAAAGACTGGTATAATTTCTGCGTTAGTCAATATGTTAAATTTTACACAGAATTAAAAACATTGGTAAATACTTATGTAAATATTGGTGCGGGCGGACAAACGGTAAAATTTATGCTTGAATCTGGGGCGGATTTGCAAGAATTTGACTTTAATTCAAGTAGCTATAAAAGAATGACATTTGAGCAATCTAAAATAAAAGATGCTTATGATATTCACAAAACTTGGTCGAGCTTTTATGCTGGTGCAGGTGATAATAGAAACAAGTGGGGAGCTTTTCAAACTGATTTTGCAAGAACAAATGCAGATTTGTATAGTAAACGAATGGGTACTGAATTATATGCTAATGACCTATTAACACAACAAGGAATATCAGCAAATGTAAACGATATGCTAAATGCTTTTAAAGGATTAAATACGTCTTTAATTAAAAATAAAATAAAAGACATAGTTTATATTGCTCCTAATACTTTTAAAGCTGATATGGTTTACCAAAACGAATCGGCAAGACTTGCAATTGCTGATGCGGTTACTCAAATATCATCTATAAGTACATTTGAAAATCCAACAACGGCAGTAACATTTACAATTGATTATTTATTAGAAAATGGCATAACTTCTATATTTAATTTGTGGTCGTCAAATGGCGGTTCGACATCTAATAGATTAAGTTTAAGTATAGGATCTACTACTACTGGCGGAGGGTCGTCTGGAGGTGGCGGAGGTACTGTTTTATGTTCAGGTGTAAAATCATATACAATCTATTCAGATTCGCAAGGAGATTATCATAAATATTGCTTATTTGCTTCAAAATATGCTTCAAATATTGACAATTCAGGTAGTAATAATGGAGGTAACAAATATTATAATTTTGATTCTGCTGGTAAATATACAGGAACAGATGGTGGATTAGCTAATACTCATTTTGTATTTGCATTACCTACTCACTCGATTACAAATGACAATACTACTACTTCAACTCTAGTAATGCACCAAGTTGAAATTTATGACAATGCCACTAATGCTTTGTTATTTAAAAATTCACAATTTAGAGGATATAGAAAAACATCTGACAATAGCGGTAATTTCAACCCTAATAATTCGCATCCATCAAATGGGCAAATAGGTATAAGTCCAATATATTTAAACGGTGATTCTACATTTTTCTTTGAGCTTAATAGAAACTATAAAGTAATAATTAAAAATTTAGCTGGTGTATTTACTGCTAAATTAGAGAATATCAATGCCGATGCTAATACTTACAGAGTTTATTATGAGGGAAAAATGAACACTAGCTCAACTTTAGAAATAACCATAAATCCTACTAAGATTTTAACAGCATATATTAGAGGATTAAAGTTGGTATTAGATAGATTTACTACAACAGATACTATATCTACAACAGATAACAGAAGCCTATTAGCACCATGACAACAAGCGAGAATGGATATAACTTAATAAAGGAGTTTGAGGGTTGGTCTTCAACTCCTTATATTTGCCCAGCTGGCAAGCCTACAATTGGCTGGGGTTTGACATTTTATGCAGACGGTAAGTCTGTAACAATGAAAGACCCTTCGCTTACAAGAATACAGGGTGATATTTTGCTTGAAAAAATCTTTATGCAAGTGTTTCATAGGCATATACCTACAAATGTCAATCAAAATCAATTTGATGCTTTATCAAGCCTTATTTGGAATATTGGCGTAACTAATTTTAATAAAAGTACGTTAAGAATGAAAGTTAAAAACAATCCAGACGACATAAGTATCAGAGATGAGTTTATGAAGTGGAATAAGGCTCGAAAAGGAACAAAACTTGTAGTTTTAGATGGATTAACACGTAGGCGTAAAAAAGAAGCAGATTTATATTTTAGTTAAAAAAAAACAAACAATAGCCATGAATGATGAAATTGCAATTAACGAATTACTTGGAGATTTTATCTTTAAAGTAAATGCAAAAAGCTTTACAGATGAAATTGGAGTAAGTAGAACAGTAACAGGAATAAAAGCAAAGATTATAGGGAATATTGAATGTAATTTAAGCGAAGAATTTAGCCGTACGTTTTATATCGCTTTTGTGTTAAATACAGGAGTTTTATATGGCGAAAGAAATGCAAGTACAAATGAGTTTATTGCACGTATGATTCAAGCTGGAGCGGACGAAGCAACGGCAAAAGCAAATGTGTTTAATATTTGCAAAAATCTTGAATATGGTACAAAAGAACAGAAATATAATGCAGGTAATTATCTAGCAAATGCCTATGGATACGAGTTACAACCGATTGAGAACCAAAATTAAGGTTAATAAGAGTGGATTAAAATATAATCTTTTTGAAATTTCAGAAGCATTTTACTTTATAGTAAATGAGAAAAGAATATATGTGATGAGTGGATTTATAACGGATCTAGCAAGCATACCGCAATTTTTGTGGTGGCTATTTCCTCCGCATTGCAACGCTTTTGTTGCATCAATTATACATGACTATATTTCACAGTTGAAGCTATTTGATAGAAAAGAATGTGATAAGATATTTTTAAATTTACTATTGCAATCTGGAATGGGTAAATTTCAAGCATATATTATGTATGCTTTTGTAAGTATATTTAGTGTTAAATATTATGGAAAAATAAAATTTACAAAAAAATGATACAGAAAATTAAAGATTATGCATTAATAACAGTAGTTTTGATATTAATAGGAACTATTACTTATTTTGTTGCTACTTATACAGTCGTTAAGGTTAAATATTTAGAAGAACTAGAGCATCAAATTAAAAAAGACAGTTCACTTATAAGTGAATTAAATGCAAAAGTTATAAAGCAAGATAGTATAATTAGTAATTTAAAAGATGAAAATGCACTATATTCATCAAATGTAGGCAAAATGCAACAAGTTTTTATTGATTTAAAAAGAGAAAATACTATATTAGCGGACAAGATGGACAAAATAGAGAAAAATGGCAATGTAAGATATTTTGTCAAATCTTTTTGGTCTAAAAAATATGAAGAAGTTTTCGACAAACCGAAATGAAATTAGAAAATATACAAATATTAGATGAGCATTATAATCCAGAGTTATCAAATATTGATAATGTCAATGTCTTACTGAAAAAAGGCATTTGGAATTATGCAATTCGTCACGCACAAGATTTGGTAAGCCTTTATGTTAGATTTCATTTAGCTGATAGAGAATCAAGAAAACAAATTGCAAAAGAAAAAGTATTACAAGAATTAAAAATTGAGCTTCCAGACAGTTTAATTGCTACTAAAGAAGATTATTACCTACCTTCGCATCTTAAAAATATACTCATACTTTCTGATATACATTTGCCTTACTACGATAAAGAAGCTGTTTTAACGGCTATTGAGTTTGGTATTAATCAAAATGTTGATACAGTCTATCTAAATGGTGATATTGTCGATTTTAATAGCGTTTCAAGGTGGCAAACAAGCCCTAACGAGCGAGATTTAATGAATGAGGTTAAAATATCAAGACTATTCTTTAAATACCTTAGAAACGTGTTTCCTACACAAACAATAATTTGGAAATTAGGCAATCACGAGGAGAGATGGGAAAGTTTTCTATCAAGTAAGGCATCAGAGATTTTCAACTTAGACGTATTATATTTAGGTAAGTTGTTTCAAGTTGATGAGCTTGGGATTGAGTTAGTAGATGGCAAAACAATTGCACATTTCGGAAACCTAACTGTTGTGCATGGTCACGAGCTTCCACGTGGAATAGGTTCTCCAGTCAATCCTGCGAGAGGTCTTTATATGAAAGCAAAAGAATCAGCTTTGTGCGGACATCATCATCAAACATCAGAGCATACAGAAAAAAGCATTAACGGGAAGATTGTAAGTTGTTGGACTACTGGATGTCTTTCAGATTTAAGACCTTCATATAGTACAGTAAATAAATACAATCATGGATTTGCACACGTACAACTTGACAACGAACAATTTGAAGTAAGAAACTATAAAATCATAAACAACAAAATATATTAATGAGATGCTTAGGAATATTATCTACATAAAAACAAACTTTATTCAATTAATGGTGCAACATCCAGACGTGACGACTTTTATGTCAATGCTTTCGTTATTAATTAGCTTCGTTTTCAAGTCGTGGCAAATAGATATTCTATTGTTTGGACTTATGGTAACGCTAATAATTTTGGACACGTTATTAGGCGTTGCACGAGCCAAAAAAGAAAAGAAGTTTGACAGAAAAGTATTAACTGAAAAGATTATTGGAAAAGTTGTCGGATATTTATTATTTTTGGTATCTCTTTGGATATTTATAATGATGTTATTTATTATTAACATCAAAGACGGCAAGCCTTTTATTGATGACTACTGGTTAAATTTACCAATGATGACTGCATTGCTATTCTTTAGTGCAGTAGAATATTTGAGTATTAGCGACAAAATTAAGGACTTGTACGGCATTAAGCTCCCAACAGCGTGGCAAGATAAGATTGAGGATTTTGTAGAAAAGGGAGATATAGATGAGATTAAGAATTTAGGTAAGTAGTTAAAAATAAAATATTATTTAATAAAATATTATTTAGTTATTTGGTTTTTCATTTGCAAGCAACAAAAAAGCACTCCGTTTGAGAGTGCTATTTTTTTTTAAATTTTAACATTATTTAACAGTTCACGTAATTTATTTATATATTCTATCTTATTCCATCCTTCAATTTCGCAAACCATTAAGTCAAATAATATTTCTTTTAATATATGTTCTTGAAATTTTAATCTAGCTAAATCATTAACATTTTTAGCAGGAAAAACATATATTTTACTTTTTTCTACCATTTCGTTTACTTCAACGAAATGATTAATTTTTGGTATATCGTTTTTTGGTATATTTATATCTTGTTTTATTTCTACTTTTAATAAAGCTCTTTTTTGACCATTTAAAACACTTTTTCCATTTGTAATAAAAATTGTATTTTTAATAGGAGAACCAACTGTTTTATCTATTATCCAACCATTAGGTAATTCATCTAAAATATCCCAATCTTTATATTTTTTCATTTTTCGTATTGATAAGCTTGTTGAGCATCTTTTTTTAATGATTCATAATCTTTCATGTCAAATGTGCCAGCGAGTAGTTTTGATTCAAATTCCCTGCGGTTTATAAGACCTTTACTAACTACATATTTAACATTTCCTTTTTTATCCTTTACTTGCACCTTATTCCATTTCTTAAAATAAGAAATAGCTTTTTTTGTATTTCCTGCAACAAGATGCTTTAAGAAATCTGATTTCTTAATAGCAGATAAGCTACCCGTATTATAGTATAATGATACGATAACAGACTTTTGCATATATGATAATGCAGGGAATGCCTTATTGACTTCATTGTATTTTTTAGTGATTAGATTTTTAAATAGTTCATCTGCATGAGCCTTGCTTTTTACGCTTTTTATTCCAGTCGCTTCGGTGTTGAATCCCCAGCCTACTGTTTTCTTTTGAGCTTGACATTTATAAGCGTTTAATGTCAACTTTTCAACACGTTTTACCTGCCAACACATTATCTGATACAATTGCGTGCTAGTAAAATTAGTTGTTTTTTTCTTAAATAATTGAGCTTCAGAATAGTTAATGTTTAACAATAAAGCTGAAAAAATTGTAATTACTATCTTTTTCATGTTTATAAATGTTTAGTTTTTATGCCTATTTTTTTTATTTGTATATTTGATATGCAAATACAAAGAGTAGAAGCCTATTATAAATAAATAAGCTTCTATGGTTTTAATAAACTCAATCATTTAACTCAAAGCTTATTTCGACATCAATATCAGCAACTTTAAAGCTAAAAACCTTGAAATTTGAATCTTCATCAATGACTGATTTTATTAATAGCTCCAGGTTATGTTCAACTTGTTTATTTTTTTCTCCTTGCAAACGAATAGCTTTTTTATAAAGTGCTATTGAATAAAAGATGTCTGACAAATCAATTACATTGAGCAATTTAGCTAAAAAGTTTAGAATTGTTATTTTGGTGCTTTCCATTGTATTAAAGATTAAAGATTAAAAATATGATTAAATGTTAAAATAAGTTCTGACGATTGGGTACATATTCCAGGTATCAACACGTTTTTCAAACTTTCCTAGTTCTGAATCTAAGCAAAAGGCAGATTCGTATTTTGTTTCAAGATCCGATATGCCGTAGAAGTCTGGATTGTGTTTTCTCATTATATCTAGCTCCGACAATTGTTTACCATCTATATTATAATAGATTTGGTTAATTAAGAAGCTTTCATATCGTGAGCGACTTTTTTTAGCACGATATACAGATAATTTAATATCTATAATTGCTTGTTCGATTGTTTTGTTTTGGTTTTGCATATTAGTAATTGTTTAGTTGTTATTACATTGCAAAGTAAGTAATTAAATTTTATATCTACAAATATTTTAGTAAAAAAATTACTAAAAAAATAATAAATAATTTTATTTGCATTACTAATTATTTTGTATTTACTTTGCAAAAGAATCAAATAGATAACAATATGACAAAGCCAAAAGTTAGTGCAAAAAACCTACTTGCATACCTGCACAAGCAAGGATTAACAGATTATAATATACATAGAATATATAATCATACAGCAGGAAAGATTTTTGATAAAAATATCGAAAAAGCAATAATCAAACTGAATAAATTAATTAGCTAAAAAAATGGGATTAAAAGTTTTTAAAGAATGTTGCAAAAATTGTCTTTTATCAGAAGATAGAATTGTAAGCTCAAAACGAGCAAAAGAAATTATCAAAAATTGTGCAGAAAAACAAACTCACTTTATTTGCCACAAAGCAACTATGAATGGCGATGAAGTTGTTTGTAAAAAATTCTTTGATAAAATGGGTTATAAAAGTCAAATGGTGAGAATTGCTGAACGACTTAATGCAATAGAGTATATTGAACAATCAGACACAAAAAAGTTGACAACTTATAAAGAAATGCAAACACGTATAAAGAATGTAATAAAGTGAAAATAATACAAAATATGAATAGAAATAATAAACTTGAATTTAGTATGCTATACAGATTTTTAGGAATATTATATTGTGTATTCTGTTTTACTTCTTGTAATAAACTTAAAGAAGGTATTATAATAGAAAAGTGGTATGAACCTACACGTAAATATGTTTCAGTTATGCCTATATCAACAGGCAAAACTATAATTATGATACCTTATATAATTACTGATTATGAAGATTGGTGTATAAAAATAAAAGGCAAATATAAAAACGAAGAAAGAATTGAAACAATTTATGTCAGCCAAAAACTATATGAAAATTTAAAAATTGGTAGCAATTTGAAATTAAATAATGATTATTATATGTTAGATAATAATAATAGTGAAGTACCTAAATAAATACAGTATATAATATTTTAACAAAACTTATTTCTTAATTAAAACAATTACAATTATGAAAAGCATGAAAAGTACGCAAGAAGTAGAGGTAATCTGGAATGAAGCACTTTTATACATAGGTGCATGGTCTATTACAGACATTTTAAAAGAGTGTGAATGGAGTTTCGATGAAGATTCACAATTATTCACTATCGAGTACGTAAACGACATTGATTTTACACGAAGCGACATTGATGGAGAAAATGAAACTTCATTTTATAGAAATGATACTTACAATTTCAATAACTACACAGAAGAAAGTTTCATTGAATTTTTGACTGATGTAGCAGAAAAAGATGCAAGATTTAATATTTAAAAAACGGAGGTAGCAATACCTCCACAAACCAATAAAAAAATGAAAGTAGAATTATTGTCAATAATGGGAAATGATGCAATGGTAGTAGATGTTGCTAGGGTGTCATATCAGAAGGAAGCATCAAACTTTACAGAGGATCAAAATATTAAATTGATTAACTACCTAGCAAAATACGGTCATTGGTCACCTTTCTCGCATCCGCAACTTCAATTCAGATTAGAAATTCCTATTTACGTTGAAAGGCAATTAGTAAAATCGGAAGCTGGAAGAGTGTATAATAGCATTTCGGGTAGATACGTTGATTTTTCAGATACTTATACAAAGATTAAGGAATGGAGAAAGCAGTCTAAAAGCAGTAAACAGGGTTCTGATGGGTTGATTGACAAACAATTACAAGCAAGTAATATTGAAGAATCTGTAATTGCTACTTGTAAGCATTTTTATAATAAACTAATTGACTTAGGCGTATCTAAGGAACAAGCTAGAACGGTATTGCCACTAAGTTTAAATACTACAATGATATGGACTGGAAGTCTTTATACATTGATTAGACTATGTCAGCAACGGTTAAAACCAGACGCTCAGGCAGAAACTAGAGAAGTAGTTCAGCTAATGCTTGACGAGGTTAAAAAGACAGGATTATTTGTTGAATCACTAAAAGCGTATAATTTGTAAACTAAATAACTAATCAAATGACTAACCAAGAAAGAATCAAAAAAAGCGTTGATGATAGCTTTATATTCATCACTACTGCACAGTTTTTACTTGATTTCGCAGAAGAAAATATCGTGCCTAAACAATGGGCAACTACTAAGCTAAAAAGTAGCTTAAAAACGACTATTTCTCTTATACAAGAACGTATCAATGTATTGTTCGGGTTTAAGGCAGATAAAAAAGCCTTGGCACAACATTTTAACGCTTCAATAATTATGGAAAACAATATGAAGCTGGTTTTATATTTAGCAACTTTAGAAAAAGAAAAAGCTAAAGAATTTGAAAACGACTATATGGAGTTATTAAAAAAGTATGGAGCAGATAAGTTGGAGTATAGAGATTTAGATTCAACTGGAATTGATAAGTAAAAAAACAAAATAGTTCTTGCAAATAATTTAGTAGCAAACTAACTTTGTACAGTTAAGTCTGCAATGCACAGGAATTGAAACATACAGGTAAATTGTTAATTATTAATCGTACCACCGCATTGCAGACAAATATTTACTACGTGGTGGAAATAGTTAGACACACCGAATAAATAAGAGGGGAATAGGCTAAACGTTAATCCTATTCATGCTTGGGCAGGTCAAGCCGTAGTAGCAACAAAAAGCCTCCTTTAGATTTGTTTTGGTTACTGATAAAGGCACTCCAATTGTGAGTGCTTTTTATTACAAAACAATATTAAAATATAAAAAGTTAGAGTAGCATAGGTTGAATGATTAATTAATAAAAGACAGTCTAAATTAGGCTGTTTTTTTTGTTTATAGGCACAAAAAAAGGCATAGACTATAAAATCAATGCCTTTGCCATTCTCTACACTAAAACGTCAATTTTGTGAATAAAAAATGTTAATTGCACAAATGTAGTAAAAAGTAATCAATACAAAATAAAATATTTTCAAATAATTATTTGCTATTACGAATTATTTAGTAATTTTACATAAAATTTAAACTAATACAATTATGACAGAACAACAATTCCAAACCAAAGTAATTAATCATAGACGAAAGATTGACTACTACGATAATCTAATTGATAATGAGAAAGACCACGACAACAGAATAGTTTTGTATGATAAATTTGTAGCAAGCCTATTATCATTATCAAGACTAGAAAATAGATATAAAAAACAACAATTAAACAATAAAACAAAATGAAAAAACGAATAAATATAATTTTAGAATCAATTATGATATTTTTTATATTTTATCTAGTTGGATGCTTTATAGAAGTATCATTTGACATAAATAAATGGGATATAGTTACAAGGTTTTTTATAGCTATATCTAGTCTAGCCATATCTAGTCTTACCTATGCACTTAAAAATGATTCAATTTAAAAACAAATAAGATATGAAAAATCAAGAAACTAACCAAGAATGCAACCACGAAATAGTTGTAAAATTCGGTATAGCAGAATGTCAAAACTGTGGAATGGAAGAAAGTGAAATTATTTCTTTAAAGAAAAAAGAAACACTTGAAAAATTTATTCAAAGACAATTGTCATTAGGTAAATATCAAGACCAAGAAAGTGCTATATATCACTCAATAGAGTTAACTGCATCTTGGATGCAAAAAAGAATGTATTCAGAAGAAGAAGTTATTTATATTTTTAAAAAATGGGAAGAATTTAACATTATTCAAGATTCTTTCGATAGTCAAGATGATTTGACATTTATAGAATGGTTTAAACAATTTAAAAACAAATAAGATATGAAACAGACAGCAGTAGAGTGGTTAGTTGAGCAATTAGATAACTTATTAGAGCTTTATCCAAGTGAAATTCAAAAAGTTAATAGTTTATTCCAACAAGCTAAAAAAATAGAGCATCAACAGATTATTGATGCTCATGATAATGGATATATTGATGGTGGAAATCAAAAAACTACCACAGCAGAACAATACTACAAAGAAATATTTAAACAAAACAATTAAACAATAAGAAAAAATGAAAAATCAAGAAACACTTGAAGAAGTTGCTGAAAAATATGCAAAGTATCAACTAAAAGGAATATCTGACAAGACTTCAAAATTTGAATGTATAAATGATTTTATAGCAGGTGCTAATTGGCAAGCTGAAAGAATGTATAGTGAGGAAGAAATGGCTGAAGCATGGGTAGAAGGGTATCACAGAAAAGTAGATGAACTAAATGGAGATGGTAATCTAACTTCTTTTAATGAATGGCTCAAACAATTAAACAATAAGAAAAAATGAAAAAGAAAGAAACGCTTGAAGAATATAATTTAAGACAACTATTTAAGAATAAAGCTAAATTAGAAGAACTTATCAATAAAGACTATAAGCAATTAGTTTTTGATATTGATTATAAGATATTTATGTTAAATAGATACTCTTATTGGGAATTATTGAATACTGATAGTTTAATAAAGAAGCTGGAAAATGAAAAATTTGAATTGATAAATTCTTATAAAAATCTTCAAGATGGATATTATCAAAAAGAATTAGAAGGATTGGATAAAGAAATTGAACGATTAAAACAACTAACACTTAGTGTAAATCAAAAAAACAATTAAGCAAATGAAAAAAACAATTTTAGCTATCGGAATTTTAGCTTCAACAGTAAGCAAAGCACAATCTATGTTTCAAGTATATGCAGACTTAGACGGTATATGTAACAAGTCTAATATGTATGTATCAAAAGCATTTAATTTAGATCCAATTGACGGTTCTAAGACACTAACACATATTGGACAAATAAGTGATGGCATATTAACTGCAACTCCTTACCCAGAAGATAGGATTTTTAAATTTTACTATACTATAAAGTTTAAAGATAGAGAAACTTTTAACGCTAATGTCAAGTATATTATCGTCAATAGAGAGGGAGATTATGAGCAAGATGGAGACAGGATATTGCTAACTACAAAGAATAAAAATACTGTTGCATTGTATCCAGGAGAATGGATGGTGCTTTTTCTTTGTGCAAATAATAGGTAAAATTTACATCGTATAAAAGATAGAATAACTACTCTAGATTGAGGGTAGTTATTTTTTTATAATGGGGACAATTTCGCCCATTTAGAAATAGCATATATGAAAAAAGCACCCAAGCGTCCAAACCAGAGTGCCTTTTTTCTAAATATTTTCAATACTGGTTTAGTTCAATTATGCTTTTGAGCAGATGCTTTTTGGCATTATAGACCTCCCCGTATTTATATGCAAAGGTAGTATAAATAATTTTTACAAACAATTAATATTTTGATAAAAATTTTAAATGTGTGGAATTATATATATTTAATTATTTTATGAAAAAAAATATTAAAATCTAATTTAATTTAATGTAATTTAATTACATTTGTGAAATTTTTATTTTTAACATATATATTATGAAAACAAATCAAATTGTTATTAGAGAAAGTGGATTCGTTCAAAGAACTATGGATGGATATTTTAATGCCAATAAATTAATTGAGCAATGGAATATACAAAATGGTCAAAAAAAATTACTAGGTAATTATATGGGAATACAGGCAACAAGTGAGTTTATTGAACAATTAAAAAAAGAAGGAATTGAAAATCCTATAATTACTAAAAGAGGTCGTTCAGAAAGCTCTGGTACTTGGGTTCATCCTAAAATATTTATAGACTTGGCTATGTGGGTAAGCATAGAATTTAAAAGCAAAGTTATTGATTATGTTTTGGATGGACTAATAAGGTCAAGGCACGATGCTGGGGATTATGTAAACGAGATGAATGCTGTAATTTTAGATGCGTATGTAAAATATAAAAAGACAAAACCGCCTTTTTATGTATTTATAAATGAAATGCGAATGATTAGAGATATTTGCCAACTGGGAGATAAAGAACGTAATGAGATGACAGAAAAGGAGCTTAATAATTTAACTTTACTTCAAAAGGTAAATTCTACTTTGATAAAAGATGGAGTTGGTAAAGATTCAAGAAAAAGACAATTAGAGTTAATATATAAATCTGTAAAATAATATTATGAAAAAGAAAAATTCAAAAAAAGACATCACAAATTCATTTGTAAATGTTCAAGGATGGATGGTTCAAAAATTAAATTTATCTGGAAATGAACTTTTAGCTTATGCTTTGATATATGGATTTTCACAAGAAGAAAATACAAAATTTACAGGGTCTATTAATTATGTAAGTACTTGGTTAAATTGTTCTAAACCAACTGTTATTAAAACGCTTTTAGAATTATGCAAAAAAGAGCTTGTATTTAAAGAAAGTTTTGAGGTTAATAATGTTCAATTTAATACATATAAAGCAAATTTACAGGTAGTAAAAAATATTGACTGGGGTAGTAAAAATGACAGCGATGGGGGTAGTAAAGAAAATTTACCCAATAATATATATAAAGATAATATAGATAATAATATATATTCTAATAATACACCTCCGCAAAAAAATGAAAATTTGAAAAGTAAAAAATCAAAAAAAGAAGTTGAGGTGATAGAAGAAAAATTTTCTTTTGGAGAACATCAAAACGTCAAGCTATCTTTAGATGAAAAAGAAAAATTACTCCAGCGGTGGGGGGCGGACGTTTTTCAACAAATTGTTGATAAACTTTCAAACTATAAATTATCATCAGGAACAAAGTATAAAAGCGACTACGGAGCGATAAACAACTGGGTAGCAAAACAAGTAGAAAAAGATAATAGATTCAGTAAACCTTTAAACAACAACAACAATGGAAATAGTCAAAGCAAATCAAAAAAGCAGTATTTCAATCTCGAACCAGGCTGGTCAAATCTTACAGGCGATGAGTGGTGGATGCGTCCATACACTTACAAGGGAGGCACTGGAGAGGATGATAACGTACCTAAATAAGTTAGTAGGAGCAAGATATAAAGACAGCATAGAACAAAGCGAAAACAATAATTTCTTGCTTATTAAAATTATGCAAGATTTTAAAAACACAAAAGTCGAAGAAATTCATTTAGCTTTTGAGTTAGCAGTAAAAGGAAAGCTAAACTTAGAGGTTTATCGTATCTTAGATTATAAAGCTTTTTGCGATGTTATGTTAGCGTATGAAGAGTACAAAAAAGAGAATATAGGACAACTGGTACAAATGCAAATGCTATCTCCGAATCGTCCAAAGAAATCATATACCGAAAACGACACAAAAAACGGCATTATAGAGTTTTTAAAGGAATCTTGGGAACTTACTACGAAAGGTAAATTAAATGAGCTTACAGGCGTTATTTTGTACGACTACTTAAAGCAATTTGGTTTAATAAATTTTAGTCGTGAGGAAAAGTTTAATATCTTGCATGAAGCTAAAGAATATACTATTAAAACTTTGGAGGAAAAGAAGCAAGAAAGCAATCTTTATGAGATGCGAGATATTACAAGAATCTTGAAAAACCTTGCTGATACAGATGACGAGGTAATTATTAACTGCAAAAGATTCGGGTTGAAGCGACAAATAAATGACTGGATTAAGTCTGGAGTAAGTATTGAATCAGTAATAAAAACTATATGGGAATCGAACCTTTGAGCGATAATCACAAAAAAGCATTGAATTGGGCAATAGGAAGGGTAAAACATTCAACGTGCGAGCTTAAAACAAGTTCGCATTATATTTCAGATGTCAATAAAACTTTAATAGCTCAAATCGAACTTATAACAAGTAATAACAAGGTAAACAGAAAACTCGCTTTTATGCGAATTAAATTTATAAAAGACAATGTATCTTGAATCAAACGAACAGAAAGCAAACTTTAAAAAGCATTTTAATTGGTTAAAAAATAATCAAATAAAAGTAGTTTGCGAAATTGACTACGAAACATTATCAGTTGAGATAAAAACTTTTAATGCAGATAAGTTAGTCCAGACCGATAAAGTGCCTTTTGATAAAGAATTTTATAGTTATTACAGGCGAAAAATATCTCGAATGTATGAATACTTTAAAAAATAGTTACTAAAAAATTTGTAAATAAATACTTTGTTTGTAATTTTACTTTATAATTAAAACAATGGCAATAAGGAATAAACAAAAAAAGGTGCATGGCGTATTTTTGGAATATCGAATAGAGAAACAAAAGCCATACGCTGGTGAAATAGCATCAACATTGGACTTGATTTGGTTCTTTGTAGATGGAGTAAAGACAGGAATTAAACAATCACAATTAGAAAACAAATTACAGCAATGGAAAAACGAAGGAAAAAAAGTACAGAAGATTGGTCAGGAATGATTTTATCTTGGTCGATAGTAATAGTATCATTTATCATCATCTGGCGTTTAATTTACGCTTTAACCCTAATGTAAAATGAAAAAATATCTTTTAATTGCAGTAAGCTATAACTGGGTAGTTAGCTTTGTTTTAGCATTAATTTCAGTAGTTTGGCATTTAATTTCTTTTAGCCATACCTCTCATATTGCTTTTGTTATCATTACAATTTACTTTTTAATAAGTACATTTTTGCTTGCAAAGGTATTTTTTTCAGAGTAATTTACTAAATATAAATAGCTGTATAAATAAACCGTGACCTATCAGGTGGTTTCAAAGTTCGATTCTTTGCACGGTTCAACCTTAATTTTGAGGTAATTTAAACAATAAATACAATGGAATTAGTGATTAAAGGCACTATCAAAACAATCGGAGAAGTAAATGTAGTATCCGATAAGTTTAAAAAAGTAGAATTCAGTATTGAAACTGAAACATCCAACCAATATCCAAAGGTTGTTGCGTTTCAAGTAACAAACGACAAAATAGACAACTTTTTAAAGTACAATAAAGTTGGTCAATCTGTCGAGGTTAAATTCAATGCAGAAAGTAAAGAATATAATGGCAGGTTCTTCACAAATTTAACAGCGTGGAGGGTTCAAAACTTAGCTACTAATGCACAAGTACAAAATACAGCTCCAGCATTGCCTACGCAAAATGAGGTAGCAGTAGAAGAAAGTGATTTACCTTTTTAATTTTAAACCATAAACAAAAAACAACATGAAAGGATTATCTTTATTACAAAAACTTGCTTTAATTCAAGAAGAATTTAAAGCCAACAAGTCAAAGTATAATAGCTTTGGCAAATACAATTACCGCTCAGCAGAGGATATATTAGAAGCCTTAAAACCTTTTAATTCTAAATTTGGAGTAGTATTTACTATCAATGAAGAGTTAATCGGAATGGTTATCAAATCTACTGCTACTATTTATGATACCGAACACGATAACTCAATAAGTGTTTCTGCATTTGCTGGTATAGATTTAGAGCAAAAAGGTATGCAAGTACCACAAGCATTTGGTTCTGCTTCTAGCTACGCTAAAAAATATGCTTTAGGCAATCTTTTAATGATTGATGATACAGCAGATCCAGACGCAACCAATACTCATACTGGAGATAAGCCTAAAATGCAAACTACAATTGCGTACTTAAATCCAAACACAGAAGCTTGGATAAAAGCAGTTGAGTATCTAAAAGGCGGAGGTAGTATCGAATCTATAACTAAAAAATATAGATTAAGTGCTGAAAATCGCCAAAAGTTAATGGATGAATCTGTATAGTTAATAAACCGAGCTGGAGCGGTTACTCCAGCATACAATTATGAAAAAGCAAATAACTTATCAAACTGGAGAAAACGTACTACTTGATGGTCTTTATATCGTTCAGCTTGTAAAAATTGGACAAATAATGTCCACGATAAAAGACGATTTTACTGAAAGAATAGTGTTTAATACAAGATTTAAGAAACTTAAAAAAGCTAAATAACATGGAAAAATCATTAGTATTTCAATCCAGCCAACCTTTAGTCGAATATAGCAAATGTGAAATTTTAAACTTAGCTGACGATGTAGCAAAAGAAATAGAACAAGCTGATAGCTACGAGCAAGCATGGGCATTTCTTTCTAAAATAGAGTTACTTTGTGAAGAAATTAAAGACAAAATAAAAGACGGAGTTATTGCAAATGTTGATAAAGGCAATGACTTTGCAACAGGAGTAAAGATGAGAGTAATGGAACGTACTCAAAACTCGTTCAAAAACGATGAAACTTGGATTAGGCTAAATGATATGCTTAAAGAGCGTGAAAGTCTTTTAAAGTCACTAAAAGAGCCTACAACGTTTTTAGATGAAACAACAGGAGAGGTTATAAAGCTTAATCCTCCAATAAAAACTACTACTACTTACATTAAAAACGAAATATTATGAAAACAGTATTTGAAACAGGGGATAGAGTATATGATTTTACAAAGGCTCTGGGATGGGGGACTATTAAACAAATAATTCCTAATAGTCATATTGACTATCCTATTATGGTTAGCTTTGATAATGGGGAATTATTAGTTTCATATACATTAGATGGGAAAATCTATGAAAACGACCCTCTCCCCACATTATCTTTCACGGAATACGATTTAGTAAAAGGAGGTTTTAGTCAAGAAAGACCTGAAATATTACCCGAAAGAGGAGATATAGTTTGGGTAAGGGACAATGAAGATGGAATTTGGAAAATAGCACATTTCATCCAAAAATTACAAGCAGGTCCGTATTATTTTGAATGTTCTGATTATACAAATTTAGTGGACAGGGATACATATAAATTTATGACTACTAAAAATCCTTACAAGAATGATTGATTTAGTAATCGACTTTGACAGCTTAGACGATAAATCTAAGCTGTTTGCTACCTTAAAAGTATTGAAAGGTAAGCAGAATATAAAGATTCAGAAGCATAGAAATAAACGCTCCGATAAGCAAAATAAGTATTACTGGGGCATTGTAATTGCTTACATATCTAACGAAACTGGATTTACCGATGAAGAGGTTCATGAGTTGTTAAAGTTTAAATTTTTACAAACTTCAAAAGTTTCAAAACAAGGAAGTATGGAAACATTTATACAAAGTACAACCGAACTTGATACCTTAGAAGCAGAAGAATATTTGGACAAAATACGAATCTGGGCGTTAAATTTTTTAAATTTGCCAATACCATTACCAAACGAAGTAGTTTTATGATATTATCACCGAAAGAAAAAGCAAAAGAGTTGGTTGAATATTACGCAGAAACTGTTAAACCGATAGATTTTGGAGTAATGTTAGAAAGAGATTGGAAAACATCCAAACAATGTGCATTAATAGCAGTAGATGAGATTATAAAAGCATTGCGTAAATCTTTGCCTGAGATAGGGAAAGGAAAAGGCTATTGGTATAGTGTTAAACAAGAAATTAAAAAACTATGACAGCAAAAGAAAAAGCAATCGAGCTAGTAAATAAATTTAGCAATATTGGATTGCAACAAAGAAACGAAGGTATAGCTTGTGCATTAACAGCAGTAGATGAGATAATAAGAGCAAACCCACATAGTAATCCATTTAATACAGATATTTATTCAACTATGAATTTTTGGCAAGAAGTTAGAAATGAAATAAAAAAACTATGAGACCTGAAGAAAAAGCAATTGAACTAATAGAAAAATATTATCTTTTATTTTCAATAGAATTAGAAAATACAATAGATTATAGAGAAGCGATACAATGTGCATTAAAAGCAGTTGATGAGATAATAAAATCAGACCCAAGACTACCAAACGATGTAAATTGGAATGATGTTGGCAGAGATTATAATTACTATCACTTAGCACAAAGAGAAGAAGCATTGGAATTTTGGAAACAAGTTAAGCAAGAATTAAAAAGGATATTAGAAAAGTTATCATGAAGTGTATTATTTGCAAAAAAACGCTTGAAAATAGGATGCAGAAAGGAGTTTGTTCTGTCGAATGTGCAATTGCCTACTCAAAGACAAAACAATGCCATAACGAAGCTAAAAAGATGCAAAAAGAGAAAGACAAGAAGCAGAAAGAACAACTTGCAACTTCATCCGAATTGAAAGCTAAAATAAAGCGAATAGTACAAAAGCAAGCAAGGGAGCGAGATGCCGTAAAACCTTGTATTTCTTGCGGTAGGTTATCTGCCGACGAGTGGCATGGTGGACATTATTTCCCTGCTGGCACTCATAGCGGAGTAATGTTTGATTTACGTAACATACATAAGCAGTGTAATTATTGTAATATACATCTGCACGGCAATCAAATAAACTACCGTGAAGGACTTATAAGACGATATGGATTAAATTATTTATTAGAGTTAGAAGAATATGCTATTAGAACTAAAAAAAGAAAATGGCATAGAATAGAATTAGTAGAAATTTTAAACGAACTGAAAAAATGAAATTTTTAAAAAAAATGTTTTTATTTATTTTTTTATCATTGATATGTCAATTAGTAATAATAATAAGCATGAAATTTATATTTCGTGATTATTATCCTGACAATTGGGGTGCTTTAGGTAGAGCTTCGTATTTAGTATTAACAATAATTTTTGCATCAAAAATATACGATACAATAGAAGAATTAAATTAAAAATAATATATAGTTAAATCAATTATTAATAAATTAAAAAAAAACAGAAAAAAATGGAAAATTACGTAGGTAAAAAATGTAGGGGATTTTTTTTTGGAGAACAAGATAATAGCGAATATTCTTTTTATTCAGTCATGGAAGATTATATAGGGGTAATAGGAGTTATTGTTGAGGAAGATAACGACTATGTTTTGATAGATTTTAATGGATCTTCATGGTATTATCCTATTTCAGAAATTGAAAAACATTTAGTTAATGAAGAAAAAGATACAATTGTAGAAGCAGTACGAGATGACTTACAAAGACGTTCAGAGATTGGAATTAAGAAATACAATACAACGCTTGACAGAACAGATTTAACCGAAATTGACTGGTTAAATCACGCATACGAGGAAGCATTAGATTTAGCACTTTACTTAAAAAAAACAATAACTTTAAAACAAGAAAGCAAATGAGAGAATTGATTAAAAATGTAATTACTTGGGCAAACGAAAGAAATCTTATTCATGCAGAAAATGCAGGCAGACAATATTTAAAAGTACTAGAAGAGGTTGGAGAAACTGCAAGATGTATTATCAAAAACGACTTGGAGGGAACAATTGATGGCTTTGGTGATATAGCAGTAACGATAATTATTCTTTACGCTCAATTAAACGGAGGCAAAGAAATTATTTATTACAATAACGAACTGCCGAAGTTAGACCAGTTTTCAGACTTTTTAAGACACGTTACAGAAGATTGTTGTGCAAATAATGCTTTAGCAGTTTTAAGTCAAATTACAGAGCGTTATGGACTTAATTTAGAGCAATGTTTAGAATCAGCTTACAATGAGATTAAGAATCGCAAAGGAAAGACTGTAAACGGCAATTTTATCAAGGATGAAAATAATTAAAATTTTTCTTGCAATGAAAATTGGTTACTATTAATTTTGCATTGTTAGGAGTTTGATTGATTATAATTCGATACAACTACGGCAGGAATTTAATAAATGTCTATTTCGTTTGATTTTTTATTGAATTATCGGAAAAACCTGCCGTATTTTGTTAAAAATTTCTTATATTTGTGGAGAAGTTGAAATGTCCACAAATATACTTCTAAAAGATATTAGAGCCTTAAATCGTGGATGGAGTGGACACCTGAAGCGATTTAAGGCTAATTTTTTATCAATATTTTCATGGAACAGTTAATTAAAGTACAAGCAAATGAAAACGGTCAGCAAGTAGTTAGTGCAAGAGAGTTGCATGAATTTTTGGAGGTGAAAACAGACTTTACTGATTGGTGCAAAAGAATGTTTGAATATGGATTTGAAGAGGGTAGAGACTTTACCTCATATTTGGGGGAAAGTAACGGAGGGCGACCTTCTAAAGAATTTGCATTAACAATTGATTGTGCAAAAGAAATTTCAATGCTCCAAAGAACTGATAAAGGCAAAGAAGCAAGACTTTACTTTATTGAGTGCGAAAAACAATTAAGCCTAAAAACTCCACAGACGTATCTGGAAGCATTAAAGGCATTAGTAGCAACCGAAGAAGAAAAACAGCTACTTTTAGAATCAAACAAGCAGTTAGAAACAAAAGTAGATAATCTAAGTACTGCCTTTATGTACGAGAGTAATTGGTTATCTATTTTAAAAGTTTCCATGCACAACAAAGTAAGCGAGAAAGTATTTGATTGGAGAAAGCTAAAGCAAGCAAGCGACAAAATGGGTTATGAAGTAAAAAAGATGCAATCCAGACGCTTTAAATATCAGAATTTATACCATATTGACACTTTCAGAGTATGCTATCCGCAGTATAATTATAACTTTAAAGAAAATTAATATGGAAAATCAAGAATGGTATCCGTTCTACTTTAATGGCAAAGAAACAGACATTGAAGTAACTAAAGATGGAAGAGCAAGAAGAGTTTATAAAGATTGGAAAATTTATCCAAATGACAAAATAAGGAATTTAGTAGGGGAAATTGACTTTAATAAAAGAACCTTAGCTAGGGGGTATGTTTATGTTTCTTTTAGTGTAAAAGATGAACAATCTAAAAGCAGAGGTTTGCATCAAATATTAGCAAGTGTATTTTTGGGTCATACTATAAATAAATTTGATAAGATTATTGACCATATAGATAATAATCCATTGAATAATAACATAAACAATTTACAAATAGTAACTCCAAGATTTAATAGTATTAAAGATAAAAAAAATAGATTTATTATTAAAAAAAATGCAAATGTGTATAGACTTAAATTTAAAATTAGAAATAATGAATACACAATAAATTTTGGAAGTATTGAAGAATCGGAAAATTTTAAAAATAAAATTTTAGATTTAGAAAATAAAAATATAAATGGAGAATTTGAAGCAGAAATAAATGATTTTATTAAAAATCTAAAAAATAAGCAAAAATTAGAAAAACAATCAGAAATTTATATTACTCAATTAGAAAAATATAAAAATAAAAGTAAAACATTTATTGCTGAGTTTTTACTACAATTTATTAAAGAAAATAACTTGAAAGATAATTTGAATGATTTTTTTAATAATTATAAATTCAAAAACAAACATTATAAGCATAAAGTAAAACAAACAATGTTAATCTTTAATAGTAGATTTGAAAATAATTAAAATTTTTCTTTTTTATCAATACCAATACTATTAATTTTGTTTTGTAATTTTTTTCATAGTTGTAATTAGTTTAGGGTGATGAATAAAGGTGTCGGATTCGATGCCTTTTATTTTTCAAAAATGAAAATAGAACCAAATTTTAAAAATATATTATTATGCAAGAACTAAGACTTAAAATTTTTCAGCAAAACCTAATAGGAAAGCAAGTAAATGTATTACAACATAATTACGTTGAATGCACAGGTGAATTACTCGAATTAAGCATTTCTAGCGACTTACAATACATAACAGTAAGACAAGACTGCAAACACGGCAGAAAGATAACTAAAGATGCAAGAATCTACCTAAAAAATGTCAAATCAATTGATAAGGTTTAAGCTACATAAAATATTTTTAAAAATAATATTTTTATAAAATGATACGCAAATGGACTGAAAACGAAAAAGAATTTTTAAGAAAGAATTACAAGGATATGCCTATTCAAACTATTGCTAAGAAACTAGATAGATCCTTTCATGCAATAAATACTTATGCTTGTAAACTTAGATTAAAACGTAGTGAAGCTTATATATTAAAACAAAAAGCAGAACTTTTAAGAAATAGCAGAAAGCATCAATTCAAAAAAGGTAATATACCGCATAATTTAGGAGTGCAAATGCCTTTAGAGATTAAAGAAAAAATTAAACATACTTTTTTTCATAAAGGACATACTCCACATAATAGCAAACCAATTGGAACTGAAAGAATTGATTCAGAAGACTATGTAGTAATAAAAGTTGCAGAGCCTAATGTTTGGAAATCAAAGCATATAGTTGAATATGAAAAAGTACATGGAAAAGTAAAAAAAGGATTTAAAGTAATATTTGCAGACGGTAATAAACGTAATTTCGACATAGATAATTTACTATGTATTTCGGGAGCTGACTTACTTAAAAGAAATAATCCACGTTGCTATCCAGACGAATTACAAGAATTAAGATTAATGTTAAAAAAACTAAATAATAAAATAAACAGACTTACAAGACATGAAAAACAGTATCGAAGACCTTAGAAACAATCTTTTTGTAGCACTAGAACACGCAATCGATGATGAATCTAAAATGCCAGTACAAAAATTAATCGCAACGGCACAATTGGGCAAAGTAATATTAGATTCTGCTAAATTAGAACTTCAATTTTTAAAGCACAAAAAAGCAATTTCAAAAGAAATGAGTACTTTTATGAAAGATGATGATAGATTATTAGAATAAATGAAATTTATAAATAAATAAAATTTATTAATAAATAAAATTCAAAATATCATAAGTTGAAATCTGCTAAACTATCTATGCCGTATTGAGTGTAGATAGTTTTTTTTATTACTTCACGATAATATTATCCTAAAGTTTATATTTTACAAAAATACTCTTATTTTATTTGTTTGCAAGTATTGTATTTTACTAAATTATTAGTAACTTTGTAATGTCAATAAGGCACAAAATAAACTAAACTAAACAATTACAAAAATGGAACTTATTAGAGAATTTTCAGAAGGTGGAATTGGTAAAAAAGAGTATGCTCTCTTTCATAATGGAGAAGTATTCACCATTGGATTTCAAAATAACAAAACTAACTTTTTTTATATAAAAGGAAGCTCGTTCAAAATACATGAAATAGTTCGTAGCGAGTTTTCAAAAGAAGTTGCTATTACATCAATAGAAAAAGCAATAAAAGAAAGAATTGCAAAAAGAGAAATATATAATAAAGCAATCGCTCAAAAAAATGCGTTATTGTCAAAAGTGGTACTTGTTAGAGTACCAAAAAAAGATGATTTCAATAAAATGGCACATGGCGAAATTGACCCTGATGACATGGAGTATATAACGGCGTATGATGTAAAAAACTTAACAATTGAAGAAAAAGAAACATTCATGTACTTATTTCGACAGAATTTAATATAATGACTGAATTAAATGTATTTACTTGCAAAGCAAAAAAAATAAACCAATAGTTAACCATTTAATCAATCAATCCTTTCGGTGGTGGTAACCGAATATAAACTTATGACAATGATAACAAATCAAACAGCTCTTGGATACCCATTTTCTTCAGCAGAAAAAATACTGCCAACGCATTTCCAATTAAAATGGGGTGCTGGCAGTAGACCAATAATTAATATTCCGTTTAACACGGAATACCAAAAAGTAAAAGCAGGAAAGCAAGGCGAGGTTTATTCTTGCGAAAGCTGGTCAGATTATGTGTCTGGCGGTTATGGATGCGGTATTGTCTTTAATAATGTCGATATTTCGACAAAATTTAGAGAAAATAATAGTAGCGGATTAGATTCTATCTTTAAAGGATCTAACCCTATTATTAATCTTAAAGGCGGGGATAAAACAATTGCTATTTTTGAAGGAAATAGGGCAAAAGAATTTATTGAAAAGGTTGGGAGGTTTATTCCAACGTCAAATGGAGGGGGACAAGGTATAACTATTGTGTTTTTATAAAAAATACGAGCATCAGGCAAACAACTCTTAAAATAAAACTTAATTAGCTCAATTTTATATTGAGCTTTTTTTATTTTATATTGTAATAGAGTTTTTGTATTTTTGTAAAAATTGTATTATTATGGCATACAAAACAGAAGAATTATTTGAAACAGCAAAAAAAGTAATTAAAAAACATAACCTTTTTTTTATTGAAGATGTAGTAGCTTATTTACCTTGTACTAAATCTACATTTTATTTGCATTTTTCGGTCGATTCGGACAACTATAAAGAAATAATAGAGGAATTGGAAAGAAATAGAAATAAAAAGAAAATTGAATTAAGGAATAGATGGAGTAAATTAGACACTCCAGCTTTACAATTATCTCTTTATAAATTACTTTCAACTCCAGACGAATTAAGAAAATTATCAATGCAGACAGTAGAACAAAATACTGAATTGAAATTAGTTTGGAACGAAGAAAAAACTTATAATACAAATGAAGCTATCGATTAAACAAACATTGACATTGGATTATTTAGAAAATAATAATGTTAATGAAATTTTATTCGGTGGAGGTGCAGGCGGTGGAAAAAGTATTCTTGGTTGCTATTGGCAAATAAAAACAAGGTTAAAATACGCAGGTACACGTGGATTGATAGGTAGAGCATCTTTAAAAACTTTAAAGGAAACTACCTTGCAATCCTTTTTTTTTGTTGCTCAAATGCAAGGATTAAAAGCTAATGTACATTTTAAGTTTAATCAGCAGTCAAATGTAATTACTTTCTTCAATGGTTCTCAAATACTTTTAAAAGATTTGTTTCTATATCCAAGCGACCCAAACTTTGATGAGCTTGGCTCACTTGAAATAACTGATGCTTTTATAGACGAAGCAAACCAAATAGTTGACAAGGCAAAAAGTATTTTAAAGTCACGTATTAGATATAAATTAGACGAAAATAATTTAATACCGAAAATACTTTATACTTGCAATCCTGCCAAAAATTGGACGTATCAAGAATTTTATTTACCTAGTAAAAAAGGTGAATTACAAGAAAATAAAAAGTTTGTACAAAGTCTTGTCACTGATAATCCTAACATTTCTAAGCATTATATTGAAAATTTAAAGCTATTACCAAAGGAGCAAAGGGAACGTTTATTGTATGGTAATTGGGAATACGACGACGACCCTTCATCCCTTATTAGCTACGAAAATATATTAAATTGCTTTACAAATACATTTGTACAGCAAGGAATAAGTTATATTACGGCAGATATTGCACGTTTTGGACGAGATAAAACCGTCATTGGTATTTGGTCAGGTTGGAGACTTGAACAAGTGCAAACGATTGAAAAAAGTTCTTTAGATGTAGTAGTTCAGAAAATAAACGATTTAAGGAATTTATTTAATATACCTTTATCAAATATTATTGTCGATGAAGATGGAGTTGGCGGAGGTGTCAAAGACTTTTTAAATTGTAAAGGTTTTATCAATAATTCATCACCTATCAAATTGAATAATTCTGATGCTAACTTTAATAATATCAAATCTCAATGCTATTTTGGATTAGCTGAAAAAATAAATAAAAACGAAGTATTTTTTAATACAACTGGCATACATAAAGAAGCTATTATTGAAGAATTACAATATGTCAAACAAGACAAAATGGATTCTGATAATAAAAAGCAAGTGTTAAGAAAAGAAAAGGTCAAAGAATTATTAAATCGTTCTCCCGATTATTCTGATATGATAATGATGAGATATTTTTTTGAGTTAAATAATAAACCAATCGAGTGGAAAATATACTAATATAAAATTTAATTAAAATTTATGAATATACTTGAATTTTTAGGATTAAAAAAAAAGCAGTTAGTTTTGCCAGATTATGACAAGCTACCTGCACAACTTATATTTAGACAGTTCGGAGCTTCTCCCGTTTTATATTACGCTGAAAATTCAGACAACTATCTTAAAAAAGGGTTTGAGGGTAATCACGTAGTATTTACTATTGCCGATTATTGTGGCAGAAAGTTGACTACTATTCCGCCAATTTTATACAAAGTAAAAGACAAATCAGCTCAAAAAGATTATAACTATCTACGTAAAGAAGGCAGTTATCATAACTACCGTGAATCTTTAAGAATAAAAGCAAAAGCATTTGATGAAGTTAGAAGTCATCCAATTTTAGATATATTAGCAAAACCAAACCCGACAATGAATTGGGATGAATTTGTTTATGGATATTTTGTTTATAAAAAGTTTGTCGGACGTTCTGTAATTCAAGGAGTATCTACCGATACAGGAATTAACAAAGGCAAACCACAGGAGCTTTGGCTATTACCTGCAAACTATATTCAAGCAGTATCAGGAAGTAATTTAAACATCATAGACTATTACCAAGATTCACGCAACCCAGAGTTTAAAATTCCGACAGACCAAGTTTTAATGATTAGAAATTTTAGTTCTGATTATAGCGTGCCTGGTGGTCATCTGTCGGGTATGTCTGTACTAAAGTCTGCATCAAAACTTTTAACAAAAAGTAATAGTGCAATGGATGCAGAAACAGAAAGCTTACAAAATAGAGGTGCAAGGACATTGGTTTATCCTCAAATACCTAAAGAAATGCTTGGCGGAGGAATAACAATGCCCGATGGACAAACGATTGATGCTATGAATATGGCATTAAATAAACGTTTAAAAGAAGCAGGAAATCAAGGAGTAGTTTTAAACTCATTGCCTTTAGGAATTGCTCAAATAGGATTGTCGCCAGTTGATTTGCAAATATTAGAAACAAATCGTTTTGATATTCAAATGTGGTGTAGCTTATTTCACGTTGATTCAAGAGTTATTTTCAATGACCATACAAGCTCAACTTTGGATAATATGAAAACAGCTCGTTTAAATACTATTACAGATGGAATATTCCCAGACATCGAAGCATTGAAAAACGGATTGAATGAGTTTTTGGTTAAGAAATGGGATAATACACTTGTACTTGACTTTGATTATACTATATTACCCGAAATTCAGGATAATCTTAGACAAGTAGCTAAAGATATGAAAGAGGCTGAGGTATTTACTGTAAATGAGATTAGGGAAATGTGGAAGTATGGAAATTATGAGGGAGAAAATGCAGATAAAATACTAATTAGTAGCAGTAAACAAATTTTAGATGATTTATCGTCAAGTTTGCCAAATGTTACTGATACAAATGTAGCAGGTTATTGATTTACAATATTGTAGTACAATATTGTTTACAATTGTAATACAATTATAATTTAATTAAGTAAATGACAAGAAAAGAAAAGATTGAATATTGGAAACGATATAGCAAGATTAATAATAAATTAGAACGTTTTGCCTATAAAAGCATTTTAAACGTATTTAAAAAGCAAGGAATTGAATTTACAAATGTAGCTAATGAATTTAGTTTTGAATACGCTTTGAATCGTTTAAATGACATTGTTAAGCAATCTGATTTTCAATCTTTCTTTGATGACTATTATTTTAAAGCTGGGCAAATGCTTTTAAAATTCTATAATGATGAATTAAAAAAGCAAGTTCAGCAGATGCAAAGTAAAAATATACAACCTATCAATATCGGATTTAGAGATAAGCAAAAGATTGAAGAATTAGGCAAAGTTTCACAAAGAGATGATGTTGGTCATAAAATTACAAGTATTACAGATTATACTCGTACATTAATTAGAAATGCAATTACTCAATCTATAAATGATAACTTGCCAAAACGTGACATGGCAAAGAAAATATTTGATATTACACAAGGTCAAATAGGCAAGAAACGAGGTTTATTAATTGCACGTACTGAAACAACTTTTATAAGTTCAGTTTCTGCAGAAATAAATATCCAAGGAAACGGATTTAAAATGAATAAGATTTGGATAGCGACAGCAGATGCAAGAACTAGAGAAGCTCATTTGGCAATGCTAAATTCAGAAGCTATCGGACAAGATGAATTATTTATGGTTGGAGGAGTTAAAATGAAGTATCCAGGTGATTGGGCAGGAGGTGCAGAAAATTGTTGCAATTGTAGATGTGCAATAGCTTATATACCTGCACCATTAGAAGAACAAAATATACCACAATCAAACAATACACAAAGCGGTAATGCTTTAAGCAATGCAGTTTTAAGTTCTTTAATAGCACAATTATTTTAATCTAAATTAGATTTTAATCTAATCCATAAAAGTTTTTAAGCTGTTTATAAGTAATAAAATCAGCTCCACGTTTACCATCTACTGAAGTACGCTTGTTTAATGCAATGCGTACTTTTTTCATTTTTGCTAAAGCGGCATTCCTTCCGCAGTTAAATATCTTCATAACGTCTTTCACGCATACTACTTGCCAATCTTCCATATTTATTAAAAGTCCAATTAAGTATTATTAAGTACAAAGTTAGAATATTTAACTTTTTTTTTCAATTAATTTCGTTCAAATCTATAAAAAGACGTATGAGAGGACTAACGTACAAAAATATAAATACAGAAATATTGGATATTGACCCAAGCAAAAGAACCGTAGTAGCTTACGTTTCAAAGTTTGGAAATATTGATTTAGATGGTGATGTAATGATGCCTGGTTGTTACAAGAAATCTATTAATGAGCGTGGAAGTGCAGGCACAAATGAATTATTTCACTTGTCAAACCATAGAACACAACCCGAATTTGTACTTAGTAAACCTATTTTTGAAGAAGATTCATTTGGTTTAAAAATGACTTCGACAATTAGAGATTCTTATCATGGAAATGATATTTTAAAAGGCTATCAGGATGGAATTTGGAATCAACATTCTGTTATGTTTTCAGTGCCAAAAGGAAAATATGAATGCAAAGTTGATTCAGACGGAAACGAGTATAATGTAATTTATGAAGCAAAATTATATGAGGGTTCAACGGTTCTATGGGGTGCAAATCCAGAAACGCCAACTCTCGAAGTAAAGAATATATTTTCACAAGTATTCAATAATGATTTAACAAAAGTATTTGGGCAGTTGCAAAAGCTAACTAAAGCTTATAAGAAAGGCACTTTTACAGATGAGTTTTTCCCATTATTGGAAATTGAAATTAAGATGTTAGAATCTATTATTACAGAAAACTTTGTCGAAAAAAATAGCATTGCAGTCGCAAATGAAGCATTGCAAACGCCAAAAACCGATGAAGGTTTGGAATTAATAAAATGGTTCTCAAATAATATTTAAAACTTTAAAAACTACAAAAAAAGATGAATATCGAAGAAGCAAAACAAGGTATCGAAAGTGCAATTGATGCACGTTTAAGTAAATATGAAGAGCAGGCTAAATTGTCAGCTAAAGGAATTGAAGAATCATTGAAAAATGAGCTTAACAACTTGCTTTCAAAGCACTCTGAAATCAGCGAACAAGTTAAGTCTTTAGCTAAACAACAAGATGCTATCGAACTTGCAACAAAAAGAACAAATCAGCAGTTTGAAAATAAATCAAAGTCTTTTTACGCTGACTTAGCAGAACAAGCTAACAACGCAAAAGAAGAAATTGAAAGAATCCGCAATCGTAAATCAAGAGGTATCTCTTTTGATATTGAAGCAGGTCAAGAATTGTTACAAAGCAAAGCGGTTGGTAACGTAACAATCGGAGCATCTACAACTGGTACTTTGCCAACAATGTTTGGTCAAAATATCACTTCAACTCCGAACCGTAAACAACACGTAAGAGGTTTGATTCCGTCAGTTCCTTTGACTGATGCTATCTATTCATTCCCACGTTATACGAACGGAGAAGGTTCTGTAGGTATTCAAACAGAAGGTTCGGCAAAAGCTCAAACAGATGCTGACATCGCTTATGTAACTTCTACTCCAATCGTAATTGCTCATTTCCAACGTCATTCGGAGCAAATCTTACAAGATATTCCTCGCTTGTTGGCATTTACTTCAGGTCGTATGGTTGAACAACTATTGGACAAAGAAGATGATGAAATACTAAATGGTGCAGGTGGCTCAAATCGTTTGAATGGTATCATTACACAGGCTACTGCATACGCTCCGACAGGTTCGGCAAACACTTCAAATGCTGATAGATTCTCGTATCTTTTGAATGCTATTTCTCAATTAGCACAAGCTAACTATACTCCAAACGGTGTATTGGTTAATCCTTATGCTTATTATGAATTGATGCAAATCAAGACTTCTACAAAAGAATATACAATGCCTTATGCTGGCGTAACTTTTGTTGATGGTACATTAAGAATTGCAGGTGTTCCAGTTTATCAATCAACAGCTTGTGCAACAAACGCATTTACAGTTGGTGATTGGTCGCAAGCTGAATTACTTGTAAGAAATGCAATTCAAGTTGATATTTCACGTGAAGACAGCGACAATTTCCAAAAGAATTTAGTTACTGTACGTGTTGAGGAAAGAGTAGGATTAGCAGTTTATCAACCAGGTGCATTTATTACAGGAACTTGGACAGCCTTGGCATCTTGATAAATAGTTTTTAAAAATAAATTTTCCAAAAATTAGTTTTATGGCTTGTCAAGTTCAAATATTTGGCAAGCCTTTTTTATAAAAAAGTTTTTTTCTAAATAACAAAGTTTATACTTAAAGTTATGAATATATTATTTCATTTACACGCCTATCCAAACACAAATCTTTCAGGAGCTGAAATGATGGCTCACAGAATAGCAAAGTTTCTACAATCAAAAGGACATAATATAAAAGTTATCAATGGAAGTTGTAATAATAATTCTGTATTTGAAGGAATAGAAGTAATTGGATTTAATTTAAACAAGAATGACCACGATTTGTGGCTTTGGGCGGACGTTGTAGTCACTCACTTGGTAAATACTCACTATTGTTTAAATCAGGCTCGTAAATACAATAAAAAGCTAATTCATCTTATACATAATAGTTTCAGTGACCATATTTTAAAAGTTCGTGAAAATGCAAACTATTTAGTTTATAATTCAGACTATGTAAGACTAATATTAGGTTATAATCATCCTTACACTATTTGTATTCCTCCAGTTAATTATAGAGATTATGAAGTAAACAATAAAGGGTCTTATATTACTTTGGTAAATCTAAACGAAAATAAAGGCGGTAGAATATTAATAGAAATTGCAAAAAGATTGCCAGAATATAAATTTTTAGCAATAGAGGGCGGATATTATGACCAAATAAAAGATGAATCAATAAAGAATATCAAATACTTACCTCCGCAAGTAGATATGAAGAAGATTTATAATAAAACTAAACTTTTATTAATGCCTTCCGAATATGAAAGTTGGGGACAAGTAGCAATAGAAGCAATAGCGAGCGGAGTGCCAGTGCTATCAAGTGAAGCACAAGGATTAAAAGAAGCTTTAGGAAATGCTACTATATCAATTGATAGAAAAAATATAGATGCTTGGGTTAAATATATAAAAGTAGTTATGGAAGATTCAGCAGTTTATAGTAAATTGCAAGAGTTAAGCATTTTAAGAGCTAAAGAATTAGATCCAATACCTTATTTAGAGCGTTTAAATACATTTTTTGAACAAGTTAAAAACGTAAAATCATGGAAGCAATAAAAGTAAAACTATTAAAAGATTTTCACGGTGACGTAATAGCAAAAGCTGGAGAATCTATTGAAATGAATAAAGACAAAGCGTATTTTCACGCTAAACGTGGTAATGTTGAAATCGTAAAAACAAAAGAACTTAAAATCAAGAAAGAAAATGAAGACGTTGCTTTATGATGTTACTTTTTCAGATGAAGGTAGCGAGGTTGTCGATTTAGCTTATGTAAAATCTTTTTCTGCAATTACTACTACTACTCACGATGCTTTATTGACTAATTTAATTAAATCATGTAGGGCGGAAATAGAAAAAGTTGCAGGTATTTCTATAATTGAAAGAACTATAACTGCTGAATGGTACTCGGTAAATGAAGAATGTTCTTTGCCTTATCCAATTATCAACTCTATTACAAGCGTAGAAAGTGACGGTACGGCATTAACGGCAAACGTTGGATACAAAGTGATAGGTACAAGTAAAAAAACGATTATAGGAACTTTTCCAAGAGGTTTAAAGGTTGTTTATACTGCTGGATATGGTGCTAATTGTCCAGAAGATTTAAAACTTTGTATTGCAAAGGCAGTATTAGAAATATTTGAAAATAGAACGGGAATATCAGTTGAAAATTCAAATTTATTGCCAAATAGTTGGCGTAGTGTAGCAATTAATTATCGACCGACATGGTTAATATTTTAAAATAAAATGGTAGATAAACTAACATTAAATGCTGGTAAATTACAAGATGAATTAAGCTTTTATAATGTAACTGCAACAAGAGATGACGCTGGCGGTTTTGGAACTTCAACTAAAACGTTAGCATTTACTACGCTTGCATACATTGTTCCAGACGGATCACGTAGAACATTTGAAGCAAATAAAAATGAATATATAGAAAGCTATAAAGTTGAGATACGCTATGAGAATGGCAAAGTACCAAACGAGAATCAACTTGTACTTTTTAATTCTATTTGGTTTAATATTGTTTCAGTAGAAAACGTAATGGCTCGTAATTTAGTAATTAAGCTTATTTTAGTAAAAAAATAACTTTTAAAAATTAGTTTTTATGGCAGTTAGAGGTAGAGATGAAATAATTAGAAACTTACAAAGATATTCTCAATCTATGATTAGGGAATTTGAGTATGAATTATTACGTGCTTCATCTACTATGGAAATGAAAGCTAAAATGAATGCACCAGTTGGAAAAGGGAAAAAAACAAAAGGTGTTCCAGTTGATTTAGGAAAATTAAGACAAAGTATTTTTCATAAAGTTGATAATAAAAAACTAAGAGCAAAAATTGGAGCAACTGAATTTTATGCTCCTTACGTTGAATTTGGAACAGGGCAATATGTAGAAGTTGATCCAGAATTTGAAAAGTTAGCAATGAAGTTTTATGTAAATGGAGAAGGTAAAATGCAAGCACAGCCATTTTTAATACCTGCTTTTTATTCTGAAAGAAATAAGTTTATTCAAAACATTAAAAATATAGTTAAAAAATATTCGGCATGAAAGACACTACTTATCCATTACGCAAAGCATATTATTCGCTTATTAGCGGACTTGGATATGATTGTTATGACACTAAAGCTCCAAATTCTGTAAATAAGCCTTATGTAATTTTAGGAACACAAACATCAGCAGAAGAAAGTACAAAAAACTCTTTTAATATGCGATGTTCTATTACTTTGGATATTTATGCAGGATTTACAGACTTTTATTCAAGCAGAAAAGGTTTAGATTTAATAGTTAATAATATACTTACAAATTTAATGCCTTCGCCTGGTCAATGTAGTTTTACTTTAACGGATTTTGATATATTTGCAACCAAGAAAGTAATTGATAACGATTTTGACCCAATAGTAACAGATACTCAAAGTATTTTTAGAAAAATTATAGTAATTGAACATTTATTAAAACAAAAATAAAAAAATGGCAAAAAGTAACGCATCATCGCACAAATTGTATATCGTTGAAAGCAATGCAAATAAATTAGTTGCAGAATTGACTAATATTTCGCTTTCATTTTCGGGAAATACTATTGATTTGACATCTAAAGACAATAATGGATTTAGAGATTTTATTGTAGGTCTTAAATCATTCTCATTGTCTATTGAGGGATTTGTAGATTTTCAAGCAGGTACAGATGAAAGAAATTTCGATGACTTAATGACATCGGCAAAAGCTGGTAGTTCTTTAAGTTTATTGTTGAAAAATACAACGTCAGGAGATTCAACTCACGCTGGCACGGCTTATGTAACAGCATTGCAATTAACTTCAGGAACTGAAACAGGTTTGACATTTACTGCTACATTGGAATTTAGCGGAGATATTACAGTTGGAACTGTTGCTTAACTAATTAAATCATAAAAACGAAATACAAATCTTTGAAGTATTAAAAGTTAAATTATGAAAGGACGATTTTATATAAATGGTTTAGGAAATTGCTTAGTTGGTACGTATGCTTTACGTCATCTAACTAAGCATTTTTTATGTGATGCACAACAATTATTGTTTTTAGCAACACAACAAGGTATGAGTTTAGAATTTACTTCATATTTTCTAAAATATACTTATGAAAATGCTTTGATGCAAAGCGAAGGGTCAGGATTTAAGCCTAAAAGTGTGGAGGAAATAGATTTGTTTTTAGATACAAATACTCCATCAACCGAAGAGTATAAAGGTGCAATAGATGCTTTATGGATTTCAGTTGTAGGTATGACAGCGGAAGAATTTGCACAAAAAAATAATATTAAAAAAGAAACAGGTGAGGCAAAAAAAAAGAATGGCATGAGTTCTGGAAAGAAATTGACAAAATTGGATTAAAAAACGGTTTTACTATATTTCAAATATTTTCTTTTACTTTATATGACATCTTTATTTTGCATGAAGCTAACGAGGAAGATAAAGAATTTGAATTGTTTCAGATACGTGAGCAAATATATTGGGGTATAAATATTCATACTCAAAAACATATTTCACGAGATAAAATATTCAAATTGCCTTCCGAAAATAAGAATATAGAAAGAGATTTTGTAAAAGAATATGAGCAACGATATGCAGAACGTCAGCTCGCAAAACTATTAAAGAAATGAATGCAGGATTAGGAAGCTTTTTTTTATCAATAGGAGTTGATATTGATGATTTAAACAAAGGGTTAAAAAATGCACAAAAAGATATAGATAAATTTGGTAGTAACCTTGAAAAAATAGGTGGTAAATTATCTGTATTAGTTTCAGCACCTTTAGCTTTAGTTGCTAAATCTGCATTAGATGCGAGTGGTGAATTTGAAAGCTTGCAAACATCTTTTAATACTATGTTAGGTAGTGTTGAAGCTGGAAAGAAAATGATGCAAGATTTGCAAAAATTTAATTTATCTACTCCCTTTGAATCTAAAGAAGTTGCAACAGCTACAAAATCTCTATTAGCATTTGGATTTGCACAAGAACAAGTAATTCCTAATCTTAGTCGTATTGGTGATATATCCGCAGGCGTTGGAATGAGTGTTAAGGAACTTGCTGATATTTATGGAAAAGCAAGAGTATCAGGCACTTTGATGGCGGAAGACATAAATCAATTAACAGGACGAGGCATTCCAGTCATTCAAGAATTTGCAAAACAATTAGGAGTTTCAGAAAGTCAAGTAAAAGCATTAGGTAGCGAAGGGAAAATATCTTTTGCAAACTTAGAACAAGCATTTATATCATTGACAAGTGAGGGCGGAAAGTTCTTTGGAATGACCGCAAATCAAGCTACTACTTGGCAAGGTGTTATGTCAAATGCAAGTGACAGTATAAATCAAAGTTTGGTTACATTAGGAGATACTATAATTAAATCTTTAAATCTTAAAGAAGTAATTCCGCAAGCTACTGCTTATTTATCTGAATTAGTTGATGCTTTTAAAAATTTATCTCCCGAAGCACAAAAAGCAATAGTTATAATAAGTGGATTAGGAATAGTTATTCCTCCAATATTAGTTTTAGTTGGTGAAGTATTGCCAATGATGGCAAAAGGTTTTACAGCAATAATTTCTCCAGTTGGGTTGGTAACTGTTGCAATCGGTGCTTTAGTTGCAGTATTAGGCGAGCATTATTTGACTACAAAAAAAATAGAATCTGCCGTCAATGCAATGAATGAAGTAAACAAAGAGGTTTCATCTACTATAAGTAATGAAATTGATGAAGTTACTAAATTGAATGATATATTACAAAGCAATACAAGTTCTTATGAAGATAAAAAACAAGCATTAGCAAAATTAAAAGAAATAAATACAGAGTATTTTAAAGGATTAAATGCTGAAAATTTGAATTATAGTTCATTAAATGAAGCTATTTCTAAATATGTAACTAATTTACAAAATGCTACAAAAGCAAAAGCATTATTTGATAAAATACAATCTAATAAAGAGTTAATTAAAACCTTAGAGAAAGACCCTACTCAATCAGTTAGTTATTTAGACCAAGCTAAGAATTTTTTAACAGGAGGTATTTTAAATCCACAAGCCGGATATGCTAAAAGTGCTTTACAAGCAAAAGATAATATTGATAAACTTAAAAAAAGCACTAGTGATTTAGAGAAAAATTTACAATCTTTAGAAAAACAAGGATATAAAGCATTGGGAGGTTTAAGCGGAGCAAAACCTAGCGGTGTTGTTGGTGTAACAGGTGTTGGAGCTGGTGCAGGTAGTGGAAAAGCAAATAAAGATTTACAAAAACAATTAGAAGAAGATTCAAAGCTTTATGAAGGGTTGATAAATGATATACAAAAAATGTATATTAACTCAATGACAGATACAAATAGACGTGAAATAGAGCTATTAAAATATAATTCAAATGAAGAGTTAAAAGAATATGAAAAAAGAATAAAAGGACGTGAAGGGTTTGAAAATTTGTTTGCTTTTTACAGATTAAATAAAGAAAAAGAAGTACAAGAAAAGATTTTTCAACTTGAACAAAAGAATAAATTTATACCTAAAGAAATAAAAGGTGCTGGATTTTTTAAAGGGTTTGATTTAACCGCAGTTCAAAAATCATTACAATTAACTAAAAATAGTGTAAATGATTTAAAATCTTTTGATGTTAGTAAAGGATTTGATTTAGGAGCAGTAAGTAAGAATATGCAAAAACATCTTGCTGATATGATTGGCGGTGCAGAAAAATTAAAACTTGGATTAAACATTCCTCAATCTGTTGATAAAAGAATGGAGAATCGTTTAAACAATATGCTTCAATTAGGTGTAAATGCTCAAATTGCTGGTAATAACATTGCTAATTTAGAAAAGTATTTAGGATTAGCACAAGGAACAATAGACAAAACTAATTATCAAGCATTTGCAGACCAAGCAAGCGTAGTATTAGAAAGTACTAATATTATGCGAGATGCTTTGACAAACTTTGCTATTGATGCAACTGCTACAAGTTCAATTATGATTGGAGAATTAATAGCAGGAACAAAAACTTTACAAGATATTGGGCAGACAATTAAATTGTTAATTGCTGATATGTTAAAATCTTTAGCTTTTTCAGGAATTGCACAAGGTATTCAAAGTTTAGTTCAAGGCAATCCGCTTGGAGGTTTGCAAATATTTGGAGGTATTGGAGCAGGTATATTTTCAGGTATATTAAAAGGAAAAGCACAGAATCAGCAACAACCTACAAATCAACAACAACAATATTCAGTAATTCGTGGAGGTGATATTTTCACAGCACAAAATCGCTATCAATTAATTAAAGGATTCTAAAAAATGGCATACGGTTTAAAATATACAGCAACAGCTTACGGACTTTCAAATGTTGCTTGGAAAGTAGAATTATTAGAAAATGGATATTCAGGTTCAAGTTCAGAAATTCAACTTGTCGGTAATGGCATAAAAATCGGATACGACAACGAAGACGACAGATTCAATAATATTTATTCTCGTTATGCAATTATAGATTTAAAGGTAACATCTACTTTTAATTTAGATTCACTTCAATTTGATGACGAAAGAAAGTTCCAAGTAAAAATATATAAAAATAATGCCGTTGAATTTATTGGCTGGTTAATACCTTTTTATTCTTCACAAGAATTTGAAGATGAAACTTTGGCTACTATATCCATACAAGCAAAAGACGGGATTAATCAATTAAAAAACATTGCATATTATAACTCAAATCCAACGTCTATTAGCTTTAAACAAAGCTTTAAAGATGTTATTTCACAATCTTTAAGTCAAACGGGATATGCTTTAGATTTAGAAATATATTACAATAAATATGATGCTTCAATGGCAAAAACAACAAGTGATTGTCCATTGGCACAACTTTATTTTAATGTAAATACTTTATCAAAAAACGAGACAGAATGGTATAATTTTTATGAAGTATTACAAAGGTTATTAACTATTCACAATCTTAGATTATTTCAAGGTGCTGGAAAATGGGTAATAATCGACCAAATGGACTTGATAGAGGGAATTATCTATGGTCGAAAATACAATAGTTCAGGAACGAAAATTGCAAATGTTTCTTTAAATTCAGATTCAGTAATTCATACTGGCGGATTAAAAGTAAAAACAAATACAATTGTAAGAAAAGATATACCTTACAAACAATATTCAGCATTTTTTAACGCTGGAGCTTTATCAAATTTGCTTAAAAATGGTGAATTAACAAGCTTTAGCGGATTAATGCCAAACGGGTGGAGTAAAGTAGGTACTTGGGGATTTGGTGATTATGGACCAAACGTTACAGATGGCGTAAATAATGGTATTAAATTTCAAAACAAATATACTCAAAGCTTAAATTATAATGACACACACTATTTTGAAAGTGAAGAGATTGACGTATCAAGTTACGACGCATTTACTCTCGATTTTGAAGCTTATGCTGATTCAACCATAGATGCTATAAAGATTGGTATTAAATTATATGACAATACAGGCATAAGTTCAGCTGAATATTTTGTCGATAAAATGGGTATTCCAAGACAAGATGGACGAGCTGCAATAATTGAAAAAGGATTTTTAGATACATTTTTTAAGTTTCAAATTGAATGTATTATCAGTTCAGCGACATTGTATTTAGGAAATATTACTGCTTTAAAAGTTAGAATATATCCTGGTTTTACTTATAATACCGTACCGACAAATACAATTGTAAAATATAGAAATTTACAATTAAGGGCAAAAGATGAAGAAGTATCTAAATTTAAAGGTAGATATTTTCAAGTAACAAATACAGATTTGCCAAAAACGTCTAAAAATGCAGAAACTTATGACGTTTATTATCAGGATAATTTAGATTATATAAAAGCTAACTATAATAATTTTTTATATGTTGGTGATTCTGATATTGAAACGCAATCTTGGAAGCGAAACACAGATACTGAAAGCAATCCTTTAGTAGTTTCGGTATTAAAAGATAAATTAGCCGTTACGGCAACTTATAATGACATTTTAGAAGGTAGTGTATTTGGATTTTTAGATTTTATAAATACTCCTATCATTACAGCTTCAAATAAACGTTTTTTAGTATTAAATACTGCTTATAATTTACAAGAAAATGCAACTGAATTAAATTTAGTTGAGCTAAAATCAAGTGAAGTACAATATAATACAAGTACAACAGACGATTATGGTGGTAATAATACCGTAAATTCGACAAGTTCTCATGGATCATTCAATTTAGATTCTAATGCAGTAAGAAAATATATTCCCGAAGCAGGCGGTAATATGTACGGAGAGTTATTGGTAACGGGAAGTATTGATGCTGTACCTTTGACTTCTACTGATATTCTCGCTATAAATAAAGGTATTTTAAATATTGCTCCCGATTATGCTACTACCGTAAACTTAGGCAATGATTTAAGCACTTTAAATATATTTGGTGATACAATATTAGATACAGGACTACTACAATTAAATGCAGACGGGAACACTAATATAGGTTTATCAGTACTTACAAGCGGAGTAGAATCTAATTATTTTAAATTAATAAGTGATACTTGGACAACCGATACAGGATTTAAAGGTGATTATTTAGACTTTAATATTTCAAGTACGGCATTGGGTGCAATTGGTCGTTTAAAGTGGAATGACCAAGACGGTACTTTAGACTTAGGATTAAAAGGTGGTAATGTTACTTTACAAATTGGGCAAGAGCAAGTTTTAAGAGTAGTCAATAAAACTGGTGCCACATTAAATGAAGCTGATTTTAGAGCCGTAAGAATTAGAGATGTTAGCGAGGGAGGTTCACAAGGTAATAGATTAGCAGTAAAATTAGCACAAGGAAATAGTGATGCGGATTCAGCGACAACAATTGGAATAGTAACAGAAACAATTGGCGATAATCAAGAAGGTTTTATAACTACAAGCGGAAATGTAAGTAATATTAATACTACTGGCACTAAAAGCTTTGGCGGTGCTGAAACATGGAATGCTGGCGACATTCTTTATTTAGACCCAGTAAATGCAGGTTATTTAACCAATGTAAAGCCACAAGCTCCGAATCATACTATTATAGTTGGATGGGTTGTAAATGCTCATCAAAATCAAGGTAAAATATTTGTAAAAGTTGATAATGGTTATGAAATAGACGAACTACATAATGTTAAAATTACTACCGTAGCGGACAAAGATGTTTTGATTTATAATAACACTTTAGGTGTTTGGGAAAACAAATCAATACTAAATGCAGGTTTATTAGATGGTAGTGGTACAGCTAATTATCTACCAAAATGGACTGATTCCAATACTTTAACTAACTCTATTTTATATGAATTAAATGGAAATATTGGTATTGGAACAACTACACCAGCAAGACTACTTGATGTCAATGGAGAAGTTAGATTAAAATCTATAAATATTATAAATACAGGTTCAGATACATTTACTATTGGTTCTGGAACTACTGGATTTTATATTTATAATAATACAGATGCAATAAATCCTTTTGCAATTAGTAATAATAATAATGTTTTAATTGGAACATTAACAGATATAGGGGTTAAATTATCTGTTGTAGGAGATAGTTATTTTAGCAATAGAGTTGGAATTGGCAGTTCAACATTAACAAATTTTGGTTTAAGGCTATCAACAAATATTAGTGGCTCAACTACATCATACGGATTTTTTCAAAGTGGAAATGTTGCAAATGATGTTACAGTAAGCGGATTTGGCATATACAATCAAAGTAATATGGCAACTGGAACTACGCTTACAAATTATTTTCATTTTACAGCAGGGCAAGGTACACTTACTACTTTAACAAATCAATATTTATTTTATACAACAAATGCCATAGGTGCTACAAATAATTATGGATTTTATGGTAGTATGAATATAGGTTCTAATAATAATTGGAACTTGTACATGGCAGGCACTGCACCTAATTATTTAGTTGGAAGTTTAGGTATTGGAAGTACTTTATTAACAAGTAACAATTTAAGAGTTTCAAAAAATATAACTGGAGCATCTACTGCTATATCTGTTTATCAAAATGGAGTTGTACAAACAGATGTGTCAGTAGCTTATGGATTTAGAAATGATGCACAATCTGCATCTTCAATAACAAGTTTTACTGATTATCAGCATTATTCTGCAAATCAAGGAACAATGAATACAGCTCCAACAAATCATGTTGGATTTAATGTAGCAAACTTGACATCTGGGGCTAATATTTATGGTTTTTTTGGGAATTTATCATCTGCATCTACAAAATGGAACTTGTACATGGCAGGCACTGCAAAAAATTACTTAAATGGTTCTTTGCTAATAGGAACAACAACAGATAGCGGATATAAGTTAGACGTAACAGGAACAGGTAGGTTTACAGGTGTAGTTCAATTTGATGCAATACCTACTCATTCATTAACTCCAAGTTTAGCAAATCATATTGTAAATAAAGCGTATGTTGATAGTTTAGCATTAGTTAAAAGAGGTGATAATGTTAAAACTATATCTTTAACAAATATTACTTTAAGCGGTACACAAACTATTAATGGAGTTGCTTTAGTTGCTGGCGATTTGATATTAGTAGCAGGGCAAACAACACAGACAACTAACGGAGTTTACGTTGTATCAGGTGGAGCTTGGACAAGAAGTGCAAATAATGATTCAGATGCAGAAATTAGAGGAGCTTATCATTTTATTACTGCTGGTACTTATGCAAATCAACGCTACATAAATACAAATACAAGTACAATTAATATAGTAGCTGGAGTAAGCACAACAAATATTACTTATGCAATAGATTTTGGAGCTGAAACAGACCCAGTTTGGACTGCTTTTAAAACTGAAAACTCTATTACGCCAACATCAATATCAAATTGGAATACTGCATATACAAACACAACAAACGGAACATTTTATTTAGCTACAAATCCAAGTAATTATATTACTTTAAGTAATTTGTCGGCAGGTGCAGGCTTATCTTATAATTCAGCAACAGGCGTATTTAGCTATTCAGGAACTATTTATACAGATAGTTTAATTAGAGGTTTAATTAGTGGCATTGCTCCTATAAGTTATAATAGTACAACTGGAGCAATTTCAATGCTTTCAGCAACATCATTACGTGATGGATATTTAACAAAAGAAGATTGGGTTACATTTAATA